ACTTCGTGTGTTACGGTGTGTTCGTATTGTTCGATTGTTATTTTCATTTGTCTTTGGTTTTATATAGTCCGTCTTCTTCTGATTGCTTTACCATTTTAGTTAATAAGCTACCTCTGTATTCGTCTTTTAGTCGTTCCAAGTAAAGCACAAAGTCCATTGCTTCTTCTTGTGCGTGTGTAAGCCATTCTAACGTGTCTAGGTCGGTTCTTTCTAACGTTGTCTTGTACTTGGCTATTCCTACTTGCGAACGTTCACTGAAACGGCTTAAAACACGAATGACTATTTGGTCTTCTATTAGTTGGTTCATAATGTTATTAATATGTTTTTTTCTTCGCTTATTTCTATTTCGTAATGAACTGATTCATTTATACCCTCACAAAGTTGGTATAAGTGTCCGTGTTCTGTTATTCTTATTTGTGTTACTATTCTTTGAAATTGTCTATCGTCTGTTTTTAAATAAACTATTTGACCTATCTTATATAAATAATTCATAGGAAATTGATTAATGTGTTGTAATACTCTCGGCAAAGCTCTACCTGTTCTTTTATTCTTTCAATGACTGCTTCGTCTTTCTGTACGTAGAATACTTTGACACGTCTGTTCTTTGGGATGTGTGAGAAGATATGCTTCTTTTGTATTTCGTCTCGTAGGTCTAAACTTTCTTCCATTAGGTTTAACTTCCAGTGCGTTCGTCTAATCTCATCCTCAACCATTAGTTCAGGAGTATCAACTAAGCAATAACATAACATTGACTGTTGTTTACCTGTTAGCCACATATACCCTTGTAGTTGGTAGTAGTAATCCTTTGTAGGTATCTCAGTCTCAAAGAATGGAAAGGTAGAACCATCCCAAGAGCTTTTAACGTCTAACAATACTTGCTCCGTGTTTACATCGGGTGTTCCTGTAATCCAATCATTCTCAAAATACTCCTCGTTTTTGTAAATAAATCCAACGTCTAAAACTTGGTTGACTAGGTTGATTGATTCGTTTTCTACTTCGTTTCCTTTGTCTGTGTAACGTGAACTAAACTCTTTTCTGATTCCATATTTATCCTGCAAGACCATTTCGTGAATGTATGTCTTAGCAGTCTGTGAAAGCACCTCCGATTTATTGCGAGGTGCTGACATAATTTTTCCTATAGCAGAGCATCTAACTTTCATAGTGCGTTCAGTATATCTATTTGACCATCAGTTAACTGAAACTTACTCTCTAAAGATTCACGTGTTATCTTTCCATCGTTTAGTGCTTTGACTGCATCTTGAAAACGCTTAGCGTCTAATGCTTGTTTCTTTGGTTCGTGTTTTACTTGCTCTCCACCTGCATCAGTATCTTTGTCAGTTACTAATCCTAACATTGAACTGATAGCATATCTACGGATGTAAGTGATTGCAGAACCTAGAACTTGGAAGTCATTCATACCTTTAAGTTGTACATTTTGAGGAATAGTAGTTGAACTTTGTATTTGTTCTCCGCTTTCTACGTGGAAAAGAATCGTCAATACATCTCCTTCGTTAATTAACTGAGTGAATCCTAATCCGTGTTTTTTTAGTAATGGATTAATAACGCTAAAAATCTTCGGTAAATCCGAGTAGGAATAACCATAGCCTTGAGTTGCTTTGTGGATTACTGGCACTTCTTGTTGGAACTGAGCCAACGATTTAAATAAATGTTTCATAATAAATTGGTTTTTGTTTATACAAATATATGAATTTATTTCATATCTCGCACTAATTCTTTATATTTTTTTATAATTTCTTTCAGTTCGTCTACACTCCAGCGTTTCTCAATATGTGCTTTACCTTGCAATTCAATTAGTTTTTCTGCTCCAATTCGCTTTTCTATGCCTATTTGATAGTTTAGTAAGTTGCCTGATAAATAAGTATTGCAGTGTTCGCATTGTAAATGGCAATTATCTTCATTAAATCTTATGTTTGAATGTCCTCCCTGTGAATAGTAGTGTCCACAATTTTTTTTGAGAGGTGGTTTTCCACAAGAAATACAATTTAAACCTTTATCCCTTAATCGTATGTACTTATTAAATATTGTCTGAGCTTCCTTTAACCAATCCTGTGTAGTTTTTAACTCTGTTTTCATCCGTGTTTTTGTTTCCTTCCAAGTCTTCTCTTTGACCTCAGCTACAAAAGCTCTAATGCATTCGTCTTGTAAGCAGTATTTGTGATTAAATCTGATAGGTTCAAACTTTTGTTTGCAGTTTTTACATCTCATAATTTAATTAACCATTGTTCGTGAATATTACTTGCTAATTGTGCAGTCATTATTGGTGGAACTGACATACCAACAATATATTTTGATTTTAAATTTAAGAAGTTATAATCTTGAGGAAAGCTACCAGCTAAACAATTTTCTTTTTTTGTTAATGGTCTTGCGTGTTTCCAATGATAACTACCTCCATCCCTATGAGCTGCAATTGTTGGTAAAACTTTTTTTCTATCTAATTTACTTGAATTATGCAACATTCCTTTATGATGTACAGTATTAAATCCATCTCCTTCTTTACATTTTTCCCAACAAATTAAATAAGACGGACACATTTTTGTTTCAGCAATTGTTGTTTCTATGTCATCTATTTCTTCAAATGGTATTGATTTCTCGTTAAATTCCATTTCTAATTTTGGTATTTCAGTAAACATATCTTGCCAATGTAAAAACTGACTTGCTAAATCTTTTCTTAATGCAACAAAGAAAACTCTTTCTCTTCTTTGTGGAACTCCCATTTTTGATGCGTTTAATAAAAAGTGTTGACAATAATAACCTGCTTCATCAAAAGCCTTATATATTTTAATTACATATTCTTTTGCATTACCTAAAAGCAATCCTTTTACATTTTCTGCAACCACTACTTTAGGCTGTAATTCTTTTGCAAGGTCAATAAAATCAAAAAACAATGTATCAAGAACTTGTTCTGCTTGTCCTTCTCTAAATACTTTTTCTTTACCCCAATCTTTTTCTCTATTACCTGCCATACTAAATGAACTGCAAGGAGGAGAACCATCTAAAATATCAAGTTCATAAAGTTCTTTGGGTAAATCTTTTCGTTTAGCAAAAGTTGTAATTGATTCTAAAAATGAAAATTTAGGATTGTGATTAGCTTTGTAAACTTCCATCATTTTAGGGTCAATGTCGTTATTCCCTATTACATCGAATCCTGCAAGTTTATAACCCATAGTAGAACCACCTCCACAAGCAAAACACGAAAATACCTTTCCTTTGTCTTTTGTAAACACTGCATCTTTTAGTGTCCAATTGTACTTAAATTTATGTTCCATCAGTCTACAATTATTGATTCTACAAATTGACGGAACTTAATCTGCAAGTCAACTTGTTGTTCATAGATTTGCTCTCGGTTCTCTCCGTAAATCCTTAAAACTTGGTCATCTACTCGTCTGATTTCTTGCATTAACATATTTGCTTTACGCTTTAGGTCTTGTTTAAATACTGACTGGTCGTTTAAATCTTCAATCCAATCTGCTAATACTGGCAATACTGCTGCTAATGCAACGAGCTTTTTCTCTTTTCTCATAATTCTACGTTTTTAAATTTAAGTTCGTGTTCTAATTCTTCAATTCTTTTCTTTAATTCTCCGTTTATATGCAGACATCTGTTTATTTCTCTTCCGTGTAAACGTAGTTCTGTTTCAAGTTCAACTATTGCTAACTGCACTTGCTTTAAGTCGTTCTCCGTGTCTTTAGCTCCGTTTATATAAGCTGCAGCTTCAGGTCGTTTTTCCTGTAGTTCTTCTCTAGTTAGCTTTACTTTCCAAATGTTCTTTTGTATTAGTCCTTTAATGTAAAGTAGTTTTAATCCTATGTCCATTCTGTATTTGCTTTTATTGCGTTTAACTTTTGCTCTGTCATTGTGAGCTTCTTTTGCTCAGGTTGTTTCTTTGTTCGGTTAGCATAAATACGGTTGCCTTTAAAGTCTAGCATATAGTATTGATATTTATCTAGGTCTAAAAACATTTTGTATACTCCGTTTTTTGATACGCCTTTAGGTTTACTCTTAGCAACTTTCAAATGTACTTCATTTTTTTCAGCTCCTCTACCTTCAGAATCTAATAATCCAAAAGGCGGTCTCCAAGGTATTAAAACGCTTAGTCCTTTTCTAAACCATACTTGCCCTCCTGCAAAATCTCTTGCACTTGGCATTGGAAAGTAACTTATGTCAGTTCCTGCTATTGTCTTAGAGCTTACCATTGGTTGGTCACGAACGTGATTGATTACGCAGTTATGTCTTCCTGTCTTTCTTGCGTTTTTTCTTACCGTTCCCAAAATCCTGCTTAAGTATTTATCTTCACGTCCTAAGTCACTAGGTAAAAACTCTTCAGTTAATTCGTTCCAAGGGTCAATCGTTGTTGTGTGTATTTTTATTCCTTCCTTTTTTTCAATTTCATCTACTAATTCGTAAAATTTAGTAATGGTTAAATCTTCATCAATTGGGTCAATTACAATAAAATGTTCGTTTATAAACATCTCAGCAACTATTTGCTCTGAGTTACTCATTGAGTTTTGTCCTTGAACATAAGGCTTTCCAACGTACTTGTAACAAAGCTCTGCGAATATCTCTGCACTGCTTCCTGTTTCAGGTGAGAAAATAACGTGATTCCAATTATGTAAACACGAAAGGTTAATTAATATCTCAAACCAAAGCTCTGTCTTTCCACTGGCAGGAGCAGAACCTATGTAAGTTGTACATCCTTCTTTTATTGTGTATGGAAGTATATCCCAATCCCAACCTATTGATTTACCTCTTACGTCTTTCTGTAAGCGTATATCAAAAAGTTCGTTGTTTACGTTTGTGAGTCTTTTGTACATCAGTCTATAATTGTTGTTGGAAGGTTAAATTTAGGTTTATTTCTTTCAATCTTGTTCTTTAGCCAAGTTTTTAATCTTAACTCGATGTTAAACGATGCCTGTTTTTCGTATCTCATCTTTCTGTCTTTATCACCATACTCAGTCCAATAATCAAAAAATTCACGTATCATTCCTTTCTCATAAGAATCCAAAAAAGGTTTTAATTTATCGCCAAACTTTTGTTTGCGAACTAATATATTATCTTCTTCTTTATCTTTATCTATAATGCTAGAGCCTTGCTTTAGCGACGCTTTAGCCTTGCTTAAGCCACCCTTACGCCCTGACTCACTGAGTATCAATCGTTTAGCAGATATTGTTTGCTTCTCTAAATCAAGAAATGAAATTACTAAATTATTTTTTTTAGTTTTTAAATATCCTTTTGAGATTAATAAATCAACCATTTCTGCATTTCTTAAACGGAGCTTTGCTTCCTCTACTGTCATTTGATTATTACGATTCCAGTATTCAGCACAAACGCTAATAAAAGCTCCTTGCAGTTCAAAGGATTCATAGCTTATGTTACCTGTAATCCACTCGGTAGCATTAAACTTAAAGAATGGAAGCTCCTTACTCATTAGTTGTAGATTTACTAAATTCCTCTAAACATTTAATAAGTGTATATGCTTGTTTATTGTCTATGCAGACAGTTTTTGAGCCTTCGCCTTCAATAATCTCAAAGCAAATATGCTCTCCTTTTGATACAATCAATTCATCTTTTGCATTAAATTGACATTTTAAATAAATTTCATTCATTTTATTAAAAATTAAGTAAATAAAAAACCCCTGCATATCCACGAGGCTCGACTTTCGTTTCAATACAAGGGTTAATAATACCTTTTGAGTTTATGGTGTCGAGCCAACTCATTTACAAATATAATAATTATTCTGTTACACTTTCAATTTCATTTAATTTTTTATATCGTCCTTCTGCAATCCATTTTTTTACGCGTAACAACTTATAAAGACTTGTGCAGTTGTTTACATCGTCAATAATGTTTCGTGGTTGCAAAATGTACTTGGAATCAACTAGGAACACTTGATATTCTCTAACAACAGACAAATATTCGTCTTTATTATACTCCATTAGATTTTTGTGCGTTTGTATGTTGTGAATTACTGATGCGTGATGCTGGTTAAAGAATGAACCTATTTCGTTAAATGTTAATTCCTCTTTTCGTAGTTGATTCATTAAAAAACATTTCTTGTAGATGTGTTCTTTCTTTCTGCAGCGTTTGTTTAGTTCGTCTCTTTCTATCAAGTAAGTTACGCGTTCTATTAAATCGTTTTTCATAATTGCTCTATTTTAAATGTTCCATTGTTGAATCTACCTGTTTCGATTAAATCCATTTTTTTCCAGTGTGCTAAGTTTTTTGAATGAAAACGCCACTCCTGAATGGTCGTTAGTCCGATGATATAGCTTAATTTATACATAACGTGATTAAATAAAATATGATTAACATTCCTGCGATTACTAAACTTACTGCAATTCCAAGCATTGATGCTTCATAGTTTTCTTTTCTTTTGTAGCTCATAGCTTTTCAATTTCTTGTTTAACTTCTAAATAATATTGCCTTAAATCTATGCAATCAATGACAAATTTGATTGTATTTAATGTTTCTAATTTTTCATCAACTGCAATCAATGCACAATTTTTTATTCTTGAATTTAATAAATCCTCATTATCTGTCAAATCAATTAATTCTTGTGCAAATAATGTTCTTAATTCTTTGCATTTTTCTTTTGGTGTCATAACGTCTGATTAAATTTTATTTCACATATTCTCCTGTACAATTCCTCATTGAATGTACCTCTGATTGTTTCGTGTGATGACTTCGTTGCCCAGAACTTAATCATTCTTTGTAGTTTAAATACCATAATCTTCATATTGTTGTTCGTGAATTTCATCTATCTTTTCTCGCATATCGTCAAACAAAAATCCTTCGTTATGACGCATATTGTCTATTTCCTCAGCTAACCATTCTTTATAAAGTACAGTAGGTGTAATGTCGTTCATTCCGTCTACATCTTCTTTCCACCATTTAGCATCTACAATATCAAAGTCAATAGTAATCCATTCTCTATCGTAAATTCTATCTTTGGAGTAATGCTCCCACCACCAATTTAATGTTACCATAAAACAAATGTTTCCTCTCTCGTAATAAACATCCATTTGGTGTCTGTCGTATTCTATATTTAACAT